AGGCTTTACGGGCCTATTTGGCGCAGCGTGAGGAGATCGTAGGCACGGTTCACACCCGAGTGTGGGTGGGCGAGAAGGGCGAACCCATTGGGCTGCGTGCGGTACAATCGTTTATGTCGAGGCTGAAGAAGCGCATCAACTACGAGGGCAAGCTATCGCCGCACATCCTGCGCCACACCTATGCGATTTTATTCTTAGAGAAGGGGGGCAACCTGGCATCGCTCCAGGGGTTGATGGGGCACGTTGATGCTGAAACGACGATGGAGTATGCCAATTTCAGCAGGCACCAGGATCAACGCATAGCGACAAGGTTTAGCCCTGGATCAGACCTGTGATTTTGCAGATGGGGTCTTCTTGCTCTGCCAGATAGTGCGCCACATATCATCCACCTCACGGGGGTCGTTTTTTAAGCGAAAGAAATAGCGCTCTGCCTTGCCTCGCCCGATGGCGTAGACCGTGACAGGCTCTTTCATGTATCTCGACGCATTGTAGGCATTAGCCTGGCATAGGCCGAAATCCAGGCCAATGGTTACATCAGTTGTATCAGGCATTCTCTGATCTCCCTTATGTGCTTGCACTGGTAGTTCGACTTCTGCCTGCTGCGGTATCGATACCCTTTGCAGGTACAGGTCCAGCGATCCTCTCCAGGTTCGACTGTGGGGTGCCTCCTAATCGTATAGGTATCGCCCCTAGTGCCCACGCGATTAAATACCTGTTCCTCATCCAGTGCCGCTAGCGCGGCCTCCATACGACCACGGGCGTTTCGGGTCCCACGTATGCGCCCATTGTGTTGTGATGCACCCATTCCTCTGCATCCTCGTAAGACCAGTTGTTGATGCGTTGGTGGACCTCTATCAGTTTGTCGTAGTCATACGCTGGCACCGATAGGCCAATGCGTACGGCGATGCCGATAAGGGCTTCATCTAATTCTGGTGGGTCGAAAAAGATGACCCTATCGGATGGATGCTGCTCACCTAATTGCTCTGCTATTTTCTCTCGACCACTCATTCGCAAACCAGTTGTAGTGGATGGGCGGGAGAGGGTGTAGGTCAGGGACAGGGATTTCCAGGGCACCCTTTAGCTTCCCCTCAGCTATCGGCGTGCTGGGCAGTTCCTCTGCGGTTGCCCAGCCCGTGAGGGTAATCGTGGGGTGCTGGTCGATCCAATCATCAGGATCTTCGCTGTCGTGCTGTAGCAGACAGTGGATGTAGACCCATCCTTCATGGACCTCATAGGGACGCACCAGCAAGCCGTATTTACGGGGGTCTGTCCAATAGCGCATGAACCCCCCTTTAACATCCAGGTTGGCACAGCCGAGGTCGTAACCATTGTCGCTACTGTTGGGGTGCTGGTTTCTGTGGAATCTCGTTTGGAAATACGTTGATGTGTGCCCATGTAGATATTTCGCCACCGCACAGGTCGCTACCTGACCTACCGCCTGGTCTGTGCGCATACGCTCCTGGCGCATCTGGTCATCGTGGATCTGGCTCTTCATTGCGCCGATGCCCTGACCACAGTTGAGGTTCGCATGGTACAGCGCACCTTTTAGCTGGTCGCTGCTGAGTTCTATTTCAATCATAGTATTAGGGTAGGGTGGGCAGCACTCCCCAATACTGCCCACCCCTGGCGCGATGAATGGTAGCGTGCATCTCCCTTGTGCATCTACCGCGACACACCGCGCCTGATATCCTTTAAAGCCTGACTCAAGACTTGCTCTACACGTTGCTTGGTTATTCCCATGACTCGCGACAGTTCGACCTGCCTCCACCCACGCATCCCAATCAAACCGTAGGCAAACTGTATAGCTGTGCGTGCCCTTTTTTCCTGTATGTGTTTTAGCATAGGGCGTGGCGTGTGGTCTGATAGGACATCAGGGTCTATGCTCAGATCGGTTTTTCCCACATCCACAAAGCGAAAGTTCCTGCTGCGTTCATTGGGTTTCCACTGTTCGTATGCCATCTGTGCAGCACGCATGGGCGATATCCCCTCACCGAGTAAGTCGCGCTCAATCTTGCGCATTTTCGTGATTTGCGTTACAGCGTTAGCAGGCAGGTTGAGCAGGTGCTGCGCACCGCGAGTCTCGTTATAAGTTTTTGTAATTTTATAGCGTGCATAAGTGAGAAATGAGTAACCTGTTGATGCGTCAAATGTGTCTGCAGCAGACATCACCTCTATTGCTGCATTCTGCACCCCATCCTCCAGGTCGAGCCAGGGACGGTTGGTCACCTCACGTATCACATACGCCATCACCTCGCGCACCAGCTGGTTACGTGCGTCCACATCTCCATCCTGCTGCCAGCGCTGTATGAGCTTGGCTTGCGCCTCTTTGCTGGATGGCGGCAGAGGCAAGCGATGGAGATAGCCCTTAGTCTCTTTCTGCAAATGCCACTCGCTCCTTGCTCCAATCCACGCCCTGCGTGCCCAAAGGACCATTTCGATTCTTGCGTACCAACAACTCACAATCTCCATCTGCCAAATCCGAGCAATGCTCCCATCCCCACCACAGCATCCAGACTCCATCTGCATCCTGCTCTATCTGGCCTGAGTCTCTGAGATCTGATAGGGTAGGGCGCGATGCCTCTCCTGTGCGCATCTCTATCGCTCTGTTTAGTTGTGCGCAGGCCAGCACAGGAACCCCCAGGTCCATTGCCAGAGCCTTTAACCCTCTGCTAATCTGACTGACCTCTTGCTCTCGCGTAGAGGCTTTCCCTGCCTGCATCAGCTGCAGGTAGTCTACCACGATCAGAGAGAGGGGTTCCTGGCGATGCAACTTCTTAGACTTCGCTTTCAGCGCATGGAGGGTAAGACTGCCCCGATCATCGATGTGCAACTGAGCGCTGCGCAACTGCGCCACAGCATCATCGAATGCCTGCTGCTTATGCTCTGGTATGCGATTGCGTGCCAGGTCTGCTATCGGTATGGATGTCAGCTGGCAGAGGGCACGTAACACCAGACTACGTGCATCCATCTCCAGACTGAAGAACGCCACAGGACCTCGCTGCGCTGCGTGCATAGCGATCTGCCAGGCCAGCGCAGACTTGCCCTTGCTGGGGCGTGCTGCCAGGACGATCAGCTGCGAGGGCTGCAGTCCATTGGTGATGTCATCCAGGTGGGCAAATCCTGAGCTTAGACCCAGCAGTCCCAGCGTGCTGTTTTGGCGGGTCCAGTGCTGCGTCATGCCGAGCGCCTCACCGAGCGTCTGCATCCCTGCGTCCACCTTGGCGTGGGCGGTCAGACGTTCCTCTACATCATAGATGAGGTCTTCAGGATCGTCTGCCATGTTGGACGCACGCTGCTCCAGGTCGCGCCCCATCGCTGCCAGGTCCCTGCGTTGCTCCAGGTCGAGCAGGGTCTGCGCGTGCCACCGCACGTTGTGCGAGGTGCCCACCAGAGTAAACAGCTTCGTGACATCGAACAGGCTTAACTCAGGTGCCCTGCCTTGGGTGTAGCGCAGCAGGATCGTAGGGTCGAGTGTGTCGCTGCCCTTCGGCGCAGCAGTAGCCGCATCGTTAATCGCCAGCCACAATTTCTGGTTGGTAGGGGTCCAGAAGCTGTCCACCGTGATGCCCATCTCCAGCACTTCGGGTAGGGCACCCAGGCGCTGCATACAGGCACTCAGTACGTGCTGTTCAGCGTCGAAGTCTTCAGGAGCGTGCATAGTTGTACAGTGCCTGTGTGTTTTTTAAGTGAAAATTAGGTACCACTTCACAACTAATTTTGTGGGGCATCATGTACACCCTGAGCCAGCCCACGTTCAATCCAGAGCAGTGCGTCTGCCAAGGTTTCATCAATCTCTTCTTTCCCTTGCTGATACTGGAAGATTTTCACCTTAGCGCCCTGAAGTGCAATGCGTAGTTTAGAAACCTCAATCTTCAAGGCGATTTTCTCTCTGGATTCCATCCTACTCGCCTGTGATCAACTGGCCATACGTGGACCAGGGCAGCACGACCAAAGGCTCTTTGCGATCTGATTTGACGATCAACATATCATTGCCCTCCAGCCAGCGTTCAATCAGGGCGAACCCACCTCCATCCTTCCTGGCTTTCACCTCTGCACGGTAGCGTTTGTCTACGATGACATCGCCTGTATAACTGCCACCTGCAGCCCCTGAGAGAGGCACACGCTCTGCCTCTACGCCGAGTGCCTGGTGGAGCGCGACGATCTCACGCTCCACACGGGCACCCTTGTTGCGTGACCTGCGCCCAGGAGAGGGAGCCTTTGCCTTGGGT